TCAACCAATCACAGGCGAATATTTCTGTTTCAGCCTATCCGATTTATAGGCCGTGTTCCTTATCGCGTTGGCGTTCTCCGGCGTACCTGTGTTGTGGTGCGTATGGGCGGCAGTCTGTTCCGCCAGTGCTTTAACCACATCCAACGTCTCTAACATCAAGGTCATGACATTGATTTGCTGGCTGCCCACCCAAACCACGGGCGCGATGATTTCTTGCCTGGCACCGGCGATGCTCTGCTTAAGCAGACCAATCTTCTCTATCAGCTTTTGCCCGACTTCAATATTGGCCTCTTTCCCTACACTGGCAACGAAATTTGATGAGGTCGCCATACTATAGTCACCGTCTGCGATTTGCTGGACAGCGCCCGCCAATAGCGTAGACGTGCCCAAAACCGTGGTTTTATCCGTGGCCTGTATCGTGGTTTCCCGTGCGACTACGGTACGCGTTTCCGTGTCTGCCCTGACTTCACGGTGCATAGACAATTCATGAATAGTTTGGTCAGTCTGACGAATCCAGTGCCCTTCCTGAGTCACTCTCTGCGAGACTTCCGCCCGCTGCTGCTGCAATTGCTCGCCTGGCTTGATATCGGGCAAGGTATTGCCCTGGCTTAATGTCTGCCGGATAAAGGGCTTGTCCGGCCTGCCTGCCTCAAAGGCGATTTCAACCATCGTTCCGACAGGCGGATATTGGAACATACCGGATTCACTGCCCGCCATCGGCAAAGGCAGCGGAACAGCGTGGTAAACAGAGACAGCGGCATCCTGACCATCATCAGCCAATAATTGCACATCAACCGCATAGCGTGGCCGGAATGGGTTAGAGATATCGCCGCTGACCGTGTTTTCAGTATGTGCCTCAATGCGGGCAAATTTGGGTAAATGCAGCCCTGCCGATAATTCGGGGTAGGCGGCATCAATCTGGCGCTGCATTGGCGTTTTGGTCTGCGACTGACCGGTCAGTTTGTTGACGGCTTCCCATGTAATGACCATATTTGCATTGTTCAGATTGACCTTGTTCAGCCGGTGCTGGTTGATCTCCACGCCTGGGCGCAACGATGGGATCATAGGAATGGTCATCGTATTGCCTGCGGACTGGCGCTGGCTAAATTCATTGGGGATCTCTACCGGTTTTCCCGCAAACATCGAATGCGCCCCACTGCCCACATAAACCGAACCATCCGGCAACTGATGCCAGAGATAATCCTCAATCGAAAAAACCTGCCCAAGATTAGCCAGTAACTGATAGCCGGTACCATGATGGGTAAAATGCGGGATGGGTGTCTCCGTATAAGGAGCATCCGGTAATGTGAAAGTGAGTCCGCTGTACTCCTGCAACCAATCCGCAATCTGGCTCAGTGTTGGATGCTGAAATGAACACGACCATAATCGGTCAAACACACCAACCAATTCACGCACAAAAAGACGCTGATAACCGTTTTGGGCTGGCTGTGAACGTTCCACATAACCCGTAAACCAGCGTAATACCAAATCCGTGTAACCCACGTCCAGCCGTACCAGTTTTCCGGTGTAATCGGATGTCGTTTCCGCCGTGATAAAACCACGGCCACAGGATGACAGTTCCAGCATAATATTGGCGTCAACCAGATGAATTTCATCACCGGAAAGATAGAGCCGGTTAATCGGTGTCATTATTTAGCGGGTCCTATTTTGTCATTGATGGGTTTCAATACTTTGCTTTCAAACCAGCTTAATTTTTCCGGCGCTTCTTTTGCTGCGGCGGCCCCCTGGCCTGTTTGCTTTTTGGCCTGAATATTATCGGCAACACGGGCATCACGTTTTTCAGCAACGGATAAATGTTCACGTAAAGTAAATGTGACCTGCCATGCCTGTTTACCGTCGATCTTACTGGCATCAATAGTATGGGTGAATGTCCCGATGCGAAAGTTGATAGCACCTGCGGTCAGGTTAGCGACACGGTAGCGTTTCAGATTTCCCTTATCTTTGGCCTCCGCCAATGTAAACAGGCGTGACAACGTTTTTTGCTCAGTAAAGGGGATGATCCCCGTAACACGTAATTCCTTGGGCTTAATGCCTTGCTCCGCTACGGCGGTACTGGATGACTGGCCGCTTTGGTCTGTGTCCTGAAACATCACCGATGGGGTTACGGTCAGACTTTTTAATGGGATGGCCTCGCCATCAAGGGCCAGTGTGATAATTTGGCTCATTATGTAGCATCCTTTCTAATGCGCGAATATCGTCCCCAACAAATAATGTCGCCAACGTGTAAACAGCGTCCTGTTCGGGGGTATCCTGACACAGTTTTTCGGCAAGTAGTACGCCGTTCCCTTTCCCTGAGCATACCCAGACACGGGTCGATTTGTTCCTGACGCCATTCAGAGCGGCAGTCACTTGTTGTAAGGCGTTCTGTCTTACCGTCGTGAAGTTTGTTAATTGTGATTTCAATCCCGCAATGCTGCTGCCGGCGCTAACCTGTGTTTTAGCCTGCTCAATCAATTGCGCATTCACGGCCATGCGGCTGGTTGATGTTGAAAATGGTTGCAACGGAGGCAAACCGCTGCCCGATTTCCCAGGCAATTGCATTTTGGTGATCGCCAGACGTTCCGCTGTCTTTGCCATACGGGTGACCTGAGAAAATACAGGCAACGGCAACACCGCTGAAAATTGGGTTAAATGCTGGATAAATTCATTATGCGTCTTCGCGCAGATCATGAGTACCACGGCGCTGATGTTTCCCGTTCCCCGGATTTTATTTGCCAGATAATTGATGGCGTTTGCCGGACTCAGATAGTGACCGCTGTCCGCTTTCTGCCCGATACCGTATACGAACGGATGGACGGATAGCATCGAGCAATGCATTCCCGTCATATTCGGGGATATGCGCATTATTTTCCGTTGCCAATTCATCACGCGGGTTGCTCAGGCCAGTTGATATCGGGGACAGTTGAAAGGTCTACTCTGTTCACCCGCACACGATATTTTTTCCATTCCACGAACGCTGATTTTTCGGCATCCGTGGCGATATCCAGATCAATGGCATCCTGTAAGGGTTTAATTGCCGCATCTGCCTGCTGCTGTAGAGCGATTTTCTGCTGTTCAGCCTGTTCAATTTGATGAGATTTTAGGGCTGATTTATCTGTGACCCATTGCTTATTCTCCCACTTATCAAAGGGGGTTTGGGGTGATTGCAGGGTAAGATTATCTGGCAACGCACCGATGGCGGTAATATTGATCGGCTGGCCTGTATCGGTTGCATACGCCGTTTTACCCCGATAGTCAGGCACATGTCGCCAGGATTTTTCATCTACACAACGACAAATCGCAACGTCATGCGTGTCAGGTAATTCAGGCTCATCCAGATACGCATTAGCCGCAACAGAAAAACCGCGTGGCACGTGATCCATATCGGCCCCAATATATTCCCGTGTTTCAGGATGACAACGATAAACCGCAACCCATCCGCTAACAATGGCTAACCCATCCTCATCAAACCGGGCCATTTGAATATCTGCACTATATTTAGTCATTACTTTACCCTCGTAATATAAATCACTGATTTGTTGACAGGTCGGTTTTCATTTGCGGTCGGGACCACTCTCGACGCGTCAAATGTCCATGAAATCACCCCACCACCGGCACCGGCGGCGCGACCGCCTGCCTTATACTGGTAGCTGAATGCACCAGAGGCGTTGCTCCCGCTCTCAATAGTGGGACTACCTAATGATCCTGTGATATTTCTGATCGCGTCCCCTTGAACACTCCCTAACGAACGACCCGAATCTAAACCACGTCCTCTATCCAGACCACGCTTAAATAAGCCTCTGTCATCGGGTAATTTCAGGTCGGGAAAAATTTTGGCAAGCTCAGGGTAATCTGCCGCACGGAATGCGCGTCCCTCATTGGGTTCATATCCGGCGGGTATCGGCGCAGCCGCATGCCATTCGATAGTGGCGCCAATCGGGATACCCATCGTAATCTTTTGCTCTACGGCACCGTTAGCGTTGAGAAATCTGGTGTGCAACTGTGCATCGGCATCAATCCAAATTTGCCCCGTGTCACCCCCTACACCGATACTCACCCCTTTGGCCCATCCATTTTCCCGACCACAAGAAAATGGCCCTGAATAATGCCTGCCGGGTAGCTCAGTCATATAGGTAGTCTGGTGATAGGCGCCAACATCACCCGCCATCAAACTGATATCAGACGATAGCGATTTCCCGTTAATTCTCCTGTCATTCGGTACAGCATTCATTGCCTGTTCGACGGTTTCCACTAAACCTATGTTTTTGACAAATTCATTCTTATTGGGAATATCTGCGCCGTTCTGGTTTTTAGCCAGGCGACTATTGGCGTTTTCGCTGACAACGGTTAATGCGGAATTAGTGGCATAGTCCCCTTTCGACTGTTTCCCATGTAGACCGCTTTCCAATGCCTGCTGAGTCACATATTTCCGTTTCACGCTATCAATCTCTTGATGAATAGCGGAAATATCACGGTCATTCAATGACCCTTTAATGCGCAAATCCATCACATCTCCGTGACCATCAACACCCGCAACCGCAAAGACATAATGCAGATACCCTGCCGCATCGATGTAGTTTTTAAGATCATTGGCGGCGGTGATATGAACGGCGGTTTTCCACTGGCTGACCAAATTGCCTTGATAGCTAAAATCCGCATAAACGCGGGTATCGCGCAGGCGGTTAAGTGTTTGGTCAAACGCCAACTCACCCCGCAACCCGCCGATATAAGCCAGCCCCTTTTTGACCGTGTACTGGTCACCACGACGAACCACGGAAAATCCATCACCGAAAAACGCCGCCTCACCGTAACTGTCGGTATTCATCAGACGCTGCATTTCATCGATGCCAGATAAACGGGCGGTAAAATCAATCTGCCAGGTTTCCGCCGTAGTCGTAATAGCCGTCTCTTTGGCTGCCCCTTCAAACTCTAGCAAGAAAGAGCGGGTGAATACATTTCCCTGTAATCCGTTAGCGGTCTTAATTTTTTTCTGAGTTGGGGCATGGGTAATCATGCCAATAATGCCAGAAGCCTTATTTATCAGACCAATCCAGTTAAAATCAAAATGACCGGCTTCCGTTCCCAATGTGACACTGTAGGCTACCGCATTTTCGCTAGCTAACCCTGTTTTATTAACAGCCTGACGATGCACAATATGACTTTCTGCGGGTAATTTCTCATCGCGATTAATGGCAAGAGTGGGATCTAAATCCGGCACATAAGCAAAAACAAACTCATCCAAAACCACGGGTTTTCCCGCCGCGGCCTGCTGCGCTTTCCATTTCTCAAAGTCTACTGTAATCACTGATGCCATATTATTTCCTTATAATGATGCACCGTAGGTCATATTAGGTGCAGTAATCTCCTTTAAACTGGCGCTATCAAAAACGGACTCACCCGACATGTAACCCACTTTTAATAGCAAGGACGGCGAGGACATAGCCGCGTAATAACAGCAATATTCCGCGCCTAAACTGCCCACATGCATAAACAGTTTTTTATTCGTCATCACTTCAAAACGGTAGCGGCGGCAAGTGCGGCCATACTGATGAATGATGCTCATCAGCAAATCAGGGTTTTCAGCGACTTGTCCGTCACTGACGCGCAAAATAATCACATCCCAATCTATCGCCGGTTGTCGTTCCAGTAATTCAACATGGCCGACACCTAAACGTTCAAAGATAGCGATAAATCCCGCGACACTGCCCGCCTCTCTGGCATTAATAAACGCGTATTTCACCCGTTTACGAAATAATGTCAGCGGTTCACCGTTAAAGCGCTGGATGTCCCGCTGATAGGCCAACATCGGCAGTAATTCCGCCGAACAAGTTTCCGCATCCAATTGGGCTAACGGCCATGTCAACCAGCGGTAAATCATTGACCAGAACTCACGCGCGGCCCAAAGCAGTTTGGCGGGTTCTCCCTTATCCATCCATGACGGCAAGGCCAGCCGCTTGAGTCGTTCCTTGAATTCAGACATTCTTCACCTCAATTATCAGTGATTGCAGCCTGGGCACACTTAAATCACTCAGAATGTCACCCAATGAAAAGGTCAGCGATTCAATCTCGGCAAATTCACGGTGTATTTCTCGTCCCAAGTTGGAAAAGGAAAATCGGGCATACGGCCAGGTTTTTTTCACGTGATATTCCCTGTTTTCCCGAAAGGCGCAGCGGATCAGGTTTTCAACATCCGTTTTTAATGTTGTTACCTGTTCCTGGCTGTAGTTCGCCAGATTTGCCACAAACAGCATGACCGATAATTCATGGTGCGTTTCGGGCATCGGCAGACACTGCATATCATCCCCATGCCCATGATGACCCTGATGGGTGATGTAATCGTTCACTGCCTCAATAAAGGGCTGGCTGATGACCCCAGAATCCAGCAACAAATAGGCGTTTGCCGTTCCGGCGCCACGAGGCGCATCATGCAGGAAAAAAATGCGGTCAATGCTTAAGCCTGCCACAGCGGCAATCATGCCACGGTAAACCGCATCAGTATGATAGTTGCCCACCCAGTTATATTGGTTGCGGCAGCGGTCACGCAAATCATCATCGGATTCGGCATCTGAACCGGGCATCAATAGCCAACCCTCTTCATTCTGTACTCGCTCAATGCCGGACACTGCCACGGGCAGGATACGAAAATAACCGGGGGCAAGGTTGAAAGCACCGCCTGCGGCTTCTGCTCTGACAGGCAATAAGGCACTGGACACATTGTCGGCCATCACTACGCTTTCCGTGGTGCTGACGCGATAGATTTCGCCATTAATGCGTTCAGTCTGGATCACCGTTCCGGCGGGCACGGTCACCATCGATGCACCTGCGGTTTTATAGAAGCGGAGCACACCCTGCGCAGCGGATGCGGGTTTACGTTTCAGGTTGACGCCCCACGCAAACATATCCAGCCATGTGCCGGATGCAGTCGCCAAATACATATTTTTTAAGGTGACATTGATTAACGCCGCTTTTAGCCATAACACCGGGCGCGTCACGATGGTGTTAATCAGCCGCCAAAACGGGGACATCCGCGAGGTGTTGGTCACCAATCCGGCTTCATCGACCACTTTAGCGAATGCCGTGCTGATGTCGGTCTCCGTGGTTGGCATCCCGCTATCACGTAAGACCTTTTCATAATCAATCGTCGGTTTCGTTTCCACTGCTCACACTCACGTTAATACGGCCAAAATCATAAGTTTCGGCGGTTATCCATAACTTAATGGGTGATTCTTCATTAATGATGACGGTTCCCGGAATAATCCGCTCATCGTCTTCGACCAGTATGCCTATCTGTGTGTGAATGTCTGCCCGTAATGTTGGGCTGCGTTCGGCGATAAGTTCAGTTGCCAGACCACTTTCAATAATAGCGTGTACACAATCCTGACCGATAGAAACACGGTTATGACAGAAATGCGGTTCATTCCCTGAATTAAGTGTAAAATTGCGCTCGTTAATGAATAAATCAATATATTTCGGCTCATCCATGTGCCACTTGTTCCCATTCCGTTAATTGCTCCGGTGTCATCCCGTTGGAAATATTCAACGTCACATTTTCAATTCGGCGACTGTTATCATTGATGGTCTGTGAATGGGTTGTTATCCCTTTTATCATGCCATGCTTACCGATACCCTGCTTTTTCCCGCCCGTTAATGCACGCTCGTTTTCTGGCGGTTTAATCGCTTGCACAGGCTGGATCATGGCTTTAGGTTGCCCCTGAAAAATACCCTTGGATTGCGTCATCAATTTTGGGGGATTTTCCCCTATGCCCATATTGGGAGCCGTCGCTTTTCCCATTGGTTCAGCGACTATTTTTTCAATGGCCTGGGTTTCAATATTGATACCGGGAATAGCATTTAATTTATCGATAATCCAATGGTAGCTGTCGGAAAAGGATTTCATCAGCCAATCCCATAAGCCGCCGAAAATATTGCCGATACTCTCCACAATGCCCGAAAAGGTATCCGCCAGTGAAAAACGGCTAAACCCGTTACACAGGTTATTCCAACCCTCGGCGATCCCATCCCAAACCGCACTGAATATCCCGCCAACCCATTTCACATACGCCGCCACCATCTTAAAGACGGCTGTGTTCATCATGGCCGCTTTGATGGCATCCCAATGCCTGATAAGCAGATAAATGCCAACAGCCAGCAACGCGATAGCGGCAATAATCAGTAAGATCGGCCAGGTCATAAAGCTGAATGAAATACCCGCTAAAAAGGCCGCCATCCTGACAGCCAACAATACCCCATGTAACACGCGCAATGTGGTGTTCCATGCAATAATGGCCGCGTTATAGAGCCACACCGCCGCCGTACCTAGTTTCATAACGAGCGTACAAGCCGCCCAAATCCCCTTAAGGCCAATCCAGATAAATTTAGATACGCCCATGACGAGATTGGCGGCAGCCCCCGCAGCGGCAAAACTCAGAATACTGAGAGTGATATAACCGACCCAGCGGGCGATATTCGAAAACAGTTTCAGCCAGCGCACCAGTAATTGACCGGCATTAGCAAGCCTATTGACCCGTGAAGAGATAACCGGGAGCACTGTTGAACCTACGGCAATACGGATATTCTGCCAAATAGCATGTAACCGCGCCCACGGGTTCGCCATCCGCTCGGCTATTTCACGAGCACGTTTCAGGCCATCATTGGCCCCTAACGCCGAAATATTCTTACGCAGCATATCCACATTGCCATACAATTGTTTTACGACAATGGCAGAATCGCCAAACGCCTCCTCAATTTCCTTTTGTGCCTTGAGATTGCCCTCAATGTTCCTGCCATATTTGGTCTGTAGCTTTTCCAACATTTCCGGCAGGGTTAGCATATGACCAGACGCATTAACAAAGCTGATACCGAGTTTTTTCGCACCCTCAGCGGCATCAGTCAAAAACGATTCATAAACACTACTGGACTCTGTACCCAATGAACGGTGCAATTCCCCTAATACCGCCAATTGTTCATCAATACCTACCCCGAAATGCGTTCCTGCTGCGCGGGCCCCTTCCATCAAATCCGCGATTTCCTCCATACTGGCGCCAAATGTTTTCGACATGATGATGGCTTTTCCCGCCAGTTCCTCAGCAAACTGAATATTCCCCACGGCTTTAGCATGGCTGGAAAAATTCGAAAACATCTGCCCCATATATTTAGTCGTATCTGCCGCGCTGGATTTCAAGGCAGCGGCGGTGATATTGGTGATGTTAGTCATCTGCGGTAAGTCATTTTGTGACAGTTCGCTAATCTTCTTACTGATTTCCGCCGTTGATTGCACAAATTCAATCGATGACTTGCCATACAATGAACTGAATTTCATGGCATCCGCCGCCACTTTCGCCATCACGCCACTATCAACCCCTTGGAGTGATGCCTCTGTCATCGCATCATCCCATTGAATAGCCGGATCAAGCCCCCCCTTAATTGACCAGAATGTCCCCGCTAACCCTGCGCCGCCGACTGCAATTTTTTCAAACGCCGTTTGTGATACTTTGGCAAACCCAGAAACGGCCGCTTTCGCACTGGCAAGCGGTTGTGTCAGTTTATCAATTAGGCTTAATGTAAAATCTAATTGCCTCATGGTTCACCCTTTAATGCCAATGCAATACCATTCGCGGTTGCGATCCGCATATTTTCCCAATAACGATTATCCAGCCAAATTGCACGGGCTAAATTGTCCGTATTATCATTCTCATTCGGTAAATAATGACGGCGCAATATTAATGCTTGTTCAAATAGGCTGTTATCAATGGATTTAACCCGCGTATTTAGTTTTTTATTTCAATTTCCAGTTTTGGCGCATATTCGGCATTGACCTTTTCAACGATTTGCATCGCAGCACCGGGTATTTTTAACCATTCATCTAAAATTGATTTAGACGCAGGCTGAACAATACGACGCAAATAGGTAACAATGGGTACAACCTTATTATCCATTGCCATATCGTTAATCATGCTATTATAAGCAACAATATTTGGCTCGAATGTAATTTCATTTTCACCGACAATTAAAGTAATGACTTTATTTTCTTTGCTCATAGGTTAATTCCTTTCTTTTATTAATTTCATCCACTAATTGATTATGCCGTGCGGCGCAATTACCATATAATTTGGAATAATCCATTATAACATTTGCCAGATTATTTCCGGTTGTTCCCGTCAGTTTCGGTAATCTGTCCTGACATTTTGTCAGTAAGTTTTCCTGATAGTGTTCGTTCAATACTTTCGGCTGTATCGTTGTACATCCTGACAAATTCAGGGCTAACGCACACATGAGTAAAAACAGGCCGAACCATTTCAGTATGAATCTCTCGTGGGGCGGCATGGGCTATCCCTTCTAACTTATTTTCCAATTGTCGGGCGGATACACTGGAAATGTGTTGCAGTTCCTGCCTGATTTTTCCCCCTGCAGCATCCGCTGCCCGTGTGATATTCAACTCCAGACTGTCACGGTAATAATGGTTTACTCGCCAGCCTGCACAGAATGCCAATGCCAGGAAAGTCAAATACAGCATCCGGGCATTGAACATCATTTCGCCCCATTATGCGCCAGTGAGAAATGATTGCCGTCCGGCCGAGAAAATCGCCCGCCCCACGTGCCGCCAAGAGATTCCCAATATTCTCCTAACGGTAAATAAGCATGACTGTTTGTCTGGTACTCGCCCCCGATAAATAAATTCAGATCTATCGCCAGCCGCTGAATATGCAGGCTATTGGCAATGCCTTTCCCTATCTGAGCGTTTAACTTCGCTTGTTCTGGTGTACGATAAGCCTCGCCTAAAGTCAGGCGATAACCGTGTTCGTCCGCCCATAAGATCAATTGTGCGACCAGTACCGCAAATAATTGCTGTTTTTCACTCAGTGTCATTTCTTTAACTTCCCTGTTAACAAAGCGCTGCCGCGCTTGCGTAGCCAAACTTCAATTAACTGATAGCCGGCAATCCCTAATGCGCTGCCTATCCCAGTCACCGCTATCGGGCTGATGCCCGGCCACCAAATCAGCAATACCCCCGCCATCACTGACACAGCCGACCCTAAGATAATCCGGCCAATGAAAAGCCGCAGGGTGATCGGCTCATCGCCTGTTAGCATCTTTCCTAACGCAATCAGTGCCCCCAATAGCACCAGCGTCACAAAGGTTTTCTCATGCTCTTCCATGAACACGCCTCTTTACCCTATCAGGCTTTGTGTCAATTCCGCTTCCAGATAGGGAATGCCATTAATGCGCACAAAATCGGGACTGGTCACCACAAATTTCACTTTATGCGTCATGACACTGCCGCCTTTCGGATCAACGTCCAAAATGTCGCTGACAATCAGCTTGCAGCCGTAAGCCTCAACTTTGATTTCTTCGTTACCGGCCTTGGCATACCACATCAAATCGACGGGCTGAATACCCCGCCATGAACCCACCGCGCGCGCTTTAGCGGTCACCATCTCCAGATATTTGGTACTGAGTTCAATCTCCCCCTCTGCCGCCACATCACCGGAGATATAACCATCCGGTACGCCCTGTGTTTGGGCGGCGGCGGTGTTGTCCGTAATGGACAAATTGACCTTTTCCGCATGAACCAGATCCCCGTCCATATTAAAATCAACCGACTGGCCTGAAATACGTTTGCTCATGCGGTTTTCTCCAGACTACTATCCAGCAACAGACTCACCGAGATCCCTTTCGGACATTCGTAAGTACGAACAGTGATATAAATTTCCACCGTGTTTTTATTACGCCATGTAATCACCACGTCTTCATCTTTCGGGGATTTCACTTCCCCCGGAAAAGTCACGCCGTTAATTTCAGTACTGCGCGACATTTCACGCAAGGTACGGGCGAAGTATGCCTGATGCGTTGCGACACTGCCCGGCGTGCTGTTTAAGCTACGGTCGGCAATTTTAGCGATAGCCTGCAAACGCACCCGACGCGCTACTTTATCGACAACCCGCAAGTTTTCGATACTCTGGTAGTCTCCGCCTTCTACGTCCAATGTGCGACCATCTGACCAATACATGCCATCATAATCGGGATACCACATCGGCACACTGAAACGCAGTTTTTCCAGTGCCTGCAAGGTTGCCAGATCAATCGGCTGATCTGTGCCATCTTTTGGAAAATCGGTTGAACCCAAATCCATCAACGCTCCGGTTTGTACCCGTGCGGGACTATCCGCCACGGTGACAGTGCGGTTACATAAACGCCCTGCCAATACGCCCGCCTCATTGCCCCACAGACACGGCACCAGTTGCACCGATGCCACAGCTTCGCCCTTTTGTAGCTCTGCCAGACGGGCGACATAATCCGTCCAAGTCTCTTTTGCCTGTGTGCCATCAACCGCCAGAATGGCCCACTGCCAGCGACCAAATTTAGCCATCGTGTTGGCTCGCAAGGTTTGCGCGGCTTTAATGATGGCTTTGGTTGCGCCGACCGTCAGAGTATAGCCCTCAATACTGGCTATACGCTGCGCCGACGTCACCGCCTCAACAAACGCCAATTCATCCGCCGATCCCGGCAATACATGGATATACCCGGACCAGTTTTGCCCCGCATTTGCCATTGCGGCCAGTATATGACGCTTGAGGGCGGTTTGTGCCGTTCCCAGTACAGAATCAAAGTCCGTCTGGGTATTAACCGCAATGGTTTTACCTACGTTGGTTTTTCCCGTCCCAACGAAAAGCAAGACTCGCTCAATTTCCCTTGTTTTGCCTTGCAGTTGATTAACCTGGTTAACCTGAACATGTGGCCACATAATTTAATCCCTTATCAATGCGCTTAACCCACACCGTATCCAATGCCTTGCAACTGGCGAGCCAACGCTTGACTGAATTCTTCATCATTGATACCTAAGAACTTACGGGCAGGAACTTCAATCATCCATGAACGTTTAACCGTCCCGCCGCTCAGTTCGCGGATCAATACCCCTGCCTGAATAAATTTCATATTGGCGGTAATTTCCTTTATCGGGGGCTTCCGCCAGCGTTTATCCTTCTTAACCTGATAACCCAAATCCCGCAGTTTTTTCGCCTGCTTAATGGTTGCCATGCGCTCACGATCAACGCGCTTTTGCACTTGCCGCCGACTGACCTGAATACGCATCCCGTTTTGCTGTACATACCCCACAACACCCGCAGGAAGCTGTTGTTTTCCATTCCGGTAATGCCCGCCTTGCAGGTAAATGCGCACGGCGTTATTTTCCGGCATTTCCCGAATATGCAAGAGCTTCGGCATGTTCCTGAGCATTTTCTTGCGCCACGGGCTTTTTCTGGCTGTCCATCGCCCACCATCCGGTGATTGCTGATTGCGCACATTGCGTTTTGCCGCCTGGATCACCCCGTATTTCGCAATCCGCCATAACAGGCGTTGGCGCTTTTTCGAGGGTAGTTCAAGGTCACTCAGTGCGTTTTGCAGTGCCTTAAACTGATTTCGGTTTAACTGCCCATGCATCATTATTGGCTTTGTCCAACGGGTGCGCCTGACTCATTCACACCATGCACAACCCCCTTTTCAGCAAACCAGATTTCAGTATCAGCCAGCCTCCAGCGCTTACCCTCAAAGGGGACGATGCCGTTTTTATCTTCACGCATGACAACAGGCTCTGACAGTGACAACGACACTACAACTACAGCGGTTTCCTCATCCACTTCAACGGTCATCGCTGGCCGTTCCGGCTCCAGATTGGCATCCCCTAACTCATTGCCCTGCTCAGTCAGCCACACATCTATTAACAATGGGACATATCGCGGATCAAACTCTCGGTATGGGAAACGCCCCCAGGCAATCACCGCCTCATACTGCTGGATAAACATCTGGTATTGCCCCAGACCTAAATCCCGTTGCGCAGGAATGAAACGAATTTCATCCATTTCACTGGTAAATTCTATCTTACAGAGACGTTCTGGCAGGTTTTCCCGCAAAAATGCCGTTAAATGATGTAATTTGCTCATATCATGCGTACCGTTGTGCGACCGTATCCCTTCATATTGCGGATAACAAAAGCCGCTTCCGCTAATAAACGGGGACGTAGTTCAGAACTTTCTTGTGGCGGATGAGGGGCACGACTGACAATAGCGGTGTATTCCCCCAACAGATCCGCTTTTGCCCTGGCATAAACCGCCTTTTTATACTGCCCCACTAACGCATTAACGCCATCGATAGCAATGCCTGGCACATCGGCCGCTTTCTGATAGCCTTTTGCCTGCAACCGGACTTTCAGACGCTGTAAGTCAAGATTGATTTCAGCGGTACTTGCCAGCAGTGCATGAGCTAACAGGCCATTATCTAAGTCAGCCGGAATATTGCGGTTCACCTGAAATTCGCGCAGATTCAAATCCGGCCAAAAACCGTCATTGGTCAACGGTTCATCCCGATAATCAAGGGTGTTGCCACTAAACATCTCGCCTCTCTCATCCATAAAAAAGCGGGCAGCCCGGTTTCCACGGCCATGAGCAATCCTTGCCATGCCTCCACCGCGCCCGCTCTGGCTTGCGGTAGTCATTGTTTATCGTGGTATCGCTATTGGGTTGTCAATGCCCGTAAACGGGCGGCAATCCGTTGCCGATAAGTTTTTACGCCTGATTTCGGGTTACACTGATGCGCTTTTGATAACCAGATATCCGCCTGCTCCAGCACATCCCACCTATCAACCGAACTCACCTTAATGTCGGCGTTATCCCCTTTCAGCAGGTTCAAGGCAGCAAATTTGTAGTATTTAGCCTTAATTTTTTCGTGTACTTTCCATTTGCCCGTGACATTCTGAAATGTCCTTGAAAAATAGGGTTCAACACTATTCCCGGTGTCGGCTTCCACCTGTGCCCAGAGTAAAACCGTGTCGGCAACAAAGGCCGGAAAGCTACTGCGAAAATTGTCAGGGGTGAGCTGCCCTTGCTCAATGGCGATATCGGCCCAATCCAATCCTTTGGCAAAATCCCCAATATCAAATAACCAGATCACGCAGTAAGCAAAAATCGGGTTTCGGTAAATTTCCCCCTCGGTGATGTAGCGTTCCGCCGTGGGCAGATAATTAGGCAACAATTCCCGCTTTTTCATCTCTACCCGTTCCGCCGTTAACGCCAACTGGCGTAACCGCTTAATATCCTGCTCAATGGCGCGGGCTTGCAGGTGCATACTCGCCCCCTCTGCAATCGCAACCGCTTGTTGCCGCGCCAGTTTCTGGCGAAGTTCAACCGCGGCCCGGTGTCGTTGAGCAGGCGACAGCACTATTCTGTATCCAGTTTTTCAGCAGGTTCAGCCACGGTACCGATAGTGACGGCACTTTCATCATAGGCGGCGTACAATTCCGGTGTTTCAATCGCGTAGCCCTCATTGCGCAGGTATTTATTTTCAAATTGTTTACGGTCATCCACAAATTCCGCCTTACGCTGGCGTGTATTACGCTGTGTCAGAATTTGCAAGTTAGGCAGCATGGTGACTGACATACGTTTACCCGGCATAAATGGCGGGATAATGGCCGGACGTCCAGCAATGGAACTCCCTAACATTTGCGCCGCGATTTTTTCAGTCGGTTTATTTGCTGCCTGATATAATCGATATTGTTCAGCCGCCACTAAATCAGCACCGACCAGTACCACCAAACGTGGATCATGCCTGAATTGCTGCGGAATACAGGCGTTAATCAGATCTGACGCCATCGCATCCAGTGAGGTAAAATCACCGTGCTCATCCAGTTTCACCGGTGCAGTAATCACCTGCTTGCCGTCATTCCATTCTTTGGCGATTTGATGCCAACCCATGTTCACATCTTCACCATTCGGATTGGCTTCTGGGTCGGTGGTCTCCGCCACTCGCTGGCCGTTAAAACCAACCCGGATCATATCCAGTGCAAAAGATTCATGAGTGAATTCCTGCATACGTTGGAAAAACTCATTTTCTGAACCCGAGTTCGCCCAGACAGATAACAAATCCCAGGGCAAGGCGGTACCGGAATCGGTTTCAACTAAGCTGTATTTATTGCCGTCAACCCCCGTTTTACGCATAAAGCGGCCATCTTTTTTACGCCCGGTGAATAACCCTGGGTTGCCGACTGACACCACCTGGCCGGAAAGGTGATCCACATCCGCACAGGTGATCATGCTGAGAAATTCCACGGATTCCAACAATGCGCTGCGCAAGGCGGTTTCTTTTGGGTCAGTCAGCGAAAAGTAACGTGATGTGTCTTCAACCCCGTAGGATTCGGCTAACCCCGCCGCATATTTCTGCAAAAATGTCCGTGCCTGATGATTCAATTGCATAGCTCTTCCCTTTGCCTTTTTCCATCATGGAATTACAGAAATTTAAAAGGCTCGTTTTTGTCGCCTTTTGGGTTACGCGATGGTAAGCGGGTAGCAATACCGTCCAATTTGTTAAACTTTTTTAGAATATCGGGCAAACTGTCACGTAAACGCGCAAATGCTTCGGTATCGACAACCGCTTTCATTGTCTCGACATCTTCCTGAACGTCTGCAACTTCCTGCTCGGTCGATTCCTGCTTACCCTCAAGCGTGGTCATTCGCGCTTCTAAATCTGCTACAGCCTGGGCCAGCGCCTGCAACGCATCATCGCTTGATGGTTTTGATTCGATTTCTTCTGGCTCTTCAATGTTAAAAAAGCTTTTCCATCCTTTTTTGGCCTTTGTCATGCCGTTATCCTTAACGTGTTTAACCTCATCAATAACCAGTGGCTTATACGCACCGAATCGACGATGTTTGTTCCTTTTTTTAAATTGCAGACGCGTTGTGCCCACGCTGGCGGGTGAGTCAGTCACTGCCAGTCCTTCCAGATATGTTTTGCCGGTTCCGCGAAAATTGCCATCAGACGTAAGTTCAACAGAGGTAAACAGTAATTGTCCCTCTCGATTGGCCTGTAACAAATGATGATTGGGTCGCAGTTGCGCATATAAGCGTAAAACCCCGCCATCATCTCGCGCTGCTTTGACGGCTAACACTTCGCCCATTGCACCGAACCCACGTTCATGTTCCGGCCAAATGCGGGCAGTGTACAACTCTGGGTTATAGAGTTCGGCAGCCTCTAAAATCCATTGAGGTTCCATTACTCGGCCATCAACCGTGTCGCCCTCCGTGGCAATACATATCCAGTTAGTCATTAACTGAGACATATTTAATTCCTTCCATTTGAATCAAATACAGTATTGCGGATTCAATAAAATGCTGCGAATGGTTTAATTCTGATGAATTCGGATATAACGCCATAACCCATTCAGGCCGAAATTGAATGCGCGTCAGGATACATTTAGCCCGGCATAATATGATTGCTATGGCTAAATACTCCGATGAACTAATCAATGTCGCCCGTTCTTTATACCTACGGCGATATACTCCGGCAGAAATTGCCCGTGAATTAAATCTGCCGAATCGGCGGATCATTTACTATTGGGCGGAAAAATGGCATTGGGCAGATATGCTCAACCATGAAAGTGTTATCGAGGCCATTAACCGCCGAATTGCCGTGCTCAGTGAACGCAACAATAAAACCTCGCTGGAATTAGACGAACTCGACCGATTAATTGCACATCATATAAAACTGATGGCACAGGAAAATAAGCATAAAGAAAAGCTGGCCGAAATTAAGGCGCAAGAAAAATCAGGCGGTGATTATATCCCATTCAGTGAGGATGAACCCAAGAAAAAGAAACGCTATCGTAAAAATGATATTTCGACACTGACTAAAGAAGATTTTCAGCAGTTTGTCGATGAGACGCTTTTCGGCTATCAAAAACATTTACGCAATAATCTGGCAAAACAGATCAGAAATATTCTCAAAAGTCGGCAAATCGGTGCAACCTGGTATTTCGCCTTTGAGGCATTCGAAAATGCCGTATTAACGGGCAATCCTCAAATATTCTTATCCGCCTCAAAACCACAGGCAGAAGTTTTCCGCTCGTATATCGTTAATATCGCTGAACACTTCTTCGGTGTAACGCTGACAGGCAACCCTATTCGGCTCAGCAACGGTGCCGAACTGCGTTTTTTATCAACCAATAAAAACACGGCACAATCCTATTCCGGTCATTTGTATTGTGACGAATATTTTTGGGTACCTGATTTTAAACGCCTCAATGAAGTTGCCTCCGCAATGGCAACCCATGACAAATGGCGTACCACCTATTTTTCAACCCCCAGCGCCAAAACCCATCCCGCCTATCCATTTTGGATGGGTGACGAATGGCGCGGCAATGATCCCAAACGTAAGAACATTGAATTTCCCTCATTTGATGAATTACGTGATGGCGGTCGCGATTGCCCGGATGGTCAATGGCGTTACGTCATTACGCTGGAAGATGCCATTAAGGGCGGATTCAACCTGGCATCCATTGAAAAACTGCGGAACCGTTATAACCCAGACACATTTAACATGTTGTATCTGTGTATGTTTGTTGATAGTGGCGCATCTGTTTTCAAATATCACCAACTAGAAAAATGCGGCGCGGATATCCATCTCTGGGAAGACCATGATCCCAATGCACCGCGTCCTTTTGGGGATCGCGAAGTCTGGGGCGGTTTTGACCCGGCCCGTTCTGGCGATACTTCAACCTTTGTGATTATTGCCCCGCCCATGATGGCGCCCGAAGTTTTTCGGGTATTGGCAACGTTCTATTGGCAAGGCATGAACTGGAAACATCAGGCGAAACTGATTGAAGATCTCTTCAAGCGCTACAAATTTACCCATATCGGTATTGATACCACGGGGATTGGTCACGGTGTCTATGAAATGGTGCAGGACTTCGCCCCCCGGCAAGCCCACGCTATCCACTACAACCCGCAAAGCAAAAACCAACTGGTCATGAAAATGATTGATGTGGTCAGTGAGGAGCGTATCGAATGGGATGTGGAACAAAAAGAAATTCTGGCCTCATTTCTGGCTATTCGACACACCACGACGAAAAAAGGCGGCAGCATGACCTTTGTCGCTGACCGTTCGCGGGAAACCGGACACGCTGACGTCTTCTGGGCAATCGCTCATGCCCTGATGAATGAGCCGTTAAATTACGACAAGAAACGCACCTCTAAATACACATTTGCAAAGGCTGCATAATGAAGAAAAAGTTAAGGAAAACCCGCGCACATTCCCCACGTACAAACGGCCGTCAACGGCAAATGAGCTTAATCACGTTGGGCAAACCTGAACCGATACTCACCACCAGAACGGATTATCAAAATATCTGGTATGACAATGACTATGACCATTACACACTACCGATTGACCGTTTAGCCCTGGCACAACTGACCAACATGAACGGTCAACACGGCGGTGTACTCTATGCCCGTCACAATATGATTGCCTCGGATTATGTCGGTGGCGGACTGTCCCATGAACAATTCAAGTCAGCCGTGATTAATTTCCTGATTTTCGGTGATGTCGCCATTCTGAAAGTCCGTAACTTCTGGGGTGATGTGGTCGCACTGGAGGTCTTGCCTTCCCTATACCTACGTCGCCGTAAGGATAAATATTTTGTGGTCTTGCAAGAGGGTGAACCATTGGTTTTCTCACCGGAAGAGGTCATTTTCATTAAGCAGTATGACCCGCAACAGCAAGTTTACGGATTGCCGGATTATATTGGCGGTATTCATGCCGCACTGCTCAACTCTGAGGCCACCATTTTCCGCCGTCGTTATTACCACAATGGCGCCCACACTGGCGGTATCATTTACACCAATGACCCGAATATCTCTGATGAAACCGAAGAGGAAATTATCCAAAAATTACAACTCAGTAAAGGGATCGGGAATTTCGAAACTCTGTTTGTCAACATTCCCAACGGCGACCCTGACGGGATCAAATTTATTCCGGTGGGTGATATCTCAGCCAATGATGAATTTGCCAATGTGAAAAGTATCAGTTCACAAGATGTGCTGACCGCTCACCGATTCCCGGCGGGATTGGCTGGCATTATCCCGACCAATGTCGGCGGGTTGGGTGATCCGGAAAAAGCCCGTGAGGTCTATCGCCAGGATGAAGTTATCCCCGTTCAAAATATGTTCATGAATGCGATAAATACCTATGATGTGCCCGAAATATTACATATCCGTTTTAAACAAGATCGCGTAAGTTCGTGTGCAAAACGCGCAAAAAACAGGTAAAATTACCGAAAATGGATACTTTGGGAATGAGGAATATGCGCGTATTAAAAATTATCTGCCCTGAGTGCGGTGCTAAGGCGGTTATTCGCAAGACGAATCGGAAGCACCGTGAAATTGCTGATCTGTACTGCGCGTGTTCCAGTGTTGAATGTGGTTATACATTTGTTATGAATTTGACGTTTTCGCACACGCTAAGTCCCAGTGCAAAAACGGGTGATCAACTGTTGCAGACCGTGATTAACAACCTCAACCCGCAACAGCGTCAAATGGCATTGGATTTATTAAAAGTTCGCCCTACTGCGTAATTCTGAGCCACTACTTAGTGGCCTTTTAGTTTTTACATTTGAGATTATTTCTTTTCTGACCTGCTCAGCAAGTTCTGCAATCCAATCAAATGCGACTTGCCGTTCTCGACTAGTGCAAATACCTGAATTACCAACTTTAGCAATCAATTCAATCCGTTCCAACACGGCCAACTTATCCAGATAATCTGACATCATATTTTTACCGTTCCATTAACTGTATTTATATACAGTTTAATTTAATATAATTAACAAATGCATCAATTTCATTGAGAAATAATTAGTTATGTGACCTCAATCGGCCCTTGGTTAATTTTTCGCAACATAGTCAAATAATGACCTTTTGGATCACGGAATATCCCGGAAATATCAACCCCCAATTTTTCACTTAACCTACTCATTATCATTTTTGTTGTTTCAGTATGCGTTTTTTTAACTTTATGTAGATGACCGAACATAGATAAACAATAACGCTGTCCATCTATGGTCATACTCCCCCCCTCCAGTAACGAATGTGCCAGCACATCACTCATCTCCAAACTCTGTAATTTTGCCGATTCATAAACTCGCTGTATTTTTTCCTTCTCACTCATTTGATGCCAACCGTAATAGAATTCATCTAAATACAGATCACTTCCTTGACTAACCGTATTTCGTGCCTCCGTACAGTTATTGACAGAACTCCAAGAGGAAGAAAAAACCACACCCTCACCCGCAGATACCGGGCTGGATTTAGGGACCATCCTCCATTTCACAGTACGGGTAACAAAAGAAGAGGATTCGCCCAGACGGGGCGAGTAAATACCGGAAATACGCTGAACATCCTCACCGTAAATATTGCCTTCCTCGGTGACCTCATAAGCAAGGCGCACAGTGAGATCTTTGCGGGCAACCAATGCACCGCCCTGAAATTCGGTATAGGCTGACCAGTTGCCAATATCCGCCGCAAAGCGAACGTTATCCATATCCTCATCAGGCAAAATCTGTTCGTCACCACTTAAGCGACGCAGTTCACGCCAGACAGAAACCGGAGCACCACCAATCTGCTGGAATTGACGGATGCGCCAACGACTCGCCCAGGCAGAAACCGAACGGGACATATCCTTAAGAAGTTGGCCTGTTTCCCCATCCTTTTCGCCATCCAGCGCGTAACCATCAATATTCTTTGAGATGTATTTGGCGATATAGCCCGTGGCCGAACCTTTTGCCTTATCGATAGGCTTCACATGGAAACGCGCCTTGAGTGCCTTTTGTCCCTGTAATTCCTCTGAATCTTCCAACCGGGCGTAATAACACATAATGTCGCGCATTTCATCGACATGCTCAGGGCGCATAAATAGCAGCATATGCCAATGTGGCGTTCCGTCATGGTGAGGTTCAACAACACGAAAACCGAATACGCTGATCCCCGCACGGGAATAAGCCGCCCGGATTTTTGCCCAGACCTTACACAAATACTTTTGTGTATCCTTTGGGGTCGCACCGTTCCAGTTTTTCACAAAACCGCCACCACTATGTACAGAGTGATATTTAGAAGGGGCTGTAATAGTATAAAAATCTCCCACACAGCCCATTTCGTTAGCCAAGTCCTCAAATCCGCGCATACGGATCATGAGTTCACAACGGCGAACGGCAGGGTTTGCAATGCTGCCCAAGACCTTATCGCTTAACGAAACTCGCTCCCCATCTTCATTCTCTAAATCGAACGATTGCAGAAACTCCCAATTTAGCCGCTTCTGCTCTGTCCATTCATGTAAAGTCTGACGTGAAACATAGGATGAAACCGCTTTTTGTACCTGTCCGACAGCAATTGCAATATGTTCGGCACGAATATCACGTATCCGCTTTAAACGGATGTACCACCATTGATCTGACATCATGCGCAGCAATCCCGCACATAGTTGGTCTTCTGTGGGTTTAATTCGACCTTTTGCAAATTGCTGCCAATATGGGGCTATCGTTCCCGCTTGCTGTGTCAATTTAGCCAAACGGGTATAGACATGAATTAATCTACGGCAAGCGTCCTGCTCATTCTGTAGGGCCTGTTCAACATATTGGTCGTAACTCTCAGCCATAAACCGCGCAATCTCATGCGCAAGCTGTTTTATTTCTTTACGTCCTAATGTTGGCAATTGTTCCAGTGATTCGATAAACGGGAACGGCATAACACCAGATACAATATGCTGGAACTCGTATTGTTCATTGACCAATTTTAACCGTGGTAATACGTTCTCGCAGAACTGACGTAAAAACGTATTAGCCCGGCGGCGACCAGATTGATTGAAAATATTGGCGTAACGTGTTGCAAGGTAGATCGCCAGTGAATGCGGCACATTCTCAAGATATTGATGCCGCCATGCATAATCGTTAGGGTTCGCCTCCCACATAATACGTTCAGCCAGAGTTGCATCATTCGGCAACCCTGGCTGAAATTCTATACTCTGGCGATACATTGAACGCAGTGCATCGCCGTTATTTTCTTCTTTTCTTTCAATATTCATGTTACAAACAATTAACGGGAATTAATTAAAATAAAAGCAAAACAAATTCTTCCGCTATCTGCGGATACAAATCTTTATTAATTACCGTTACATTTGTTATTTTTCCTGAAATCAATCTTCCTATGAAATTTCCATTGTCACCAATTTTATTCAATGCAAGAAAATCACCTGTTTTATATTCTTGATCATTTACTCTAAATTCTGCTTTTTTCTCTCCGTTATCAATAGCTATAAAATAAACTCTTTTTTAAATGATGAGTTTTGTTTTTCACTTTCATGATTATTCACCCTCACGAAAGAAAAAATTCGGTGATAGCGATGTAAGTTCATATCTGATATTTCCATATGGATAATCACAGCTAACATCATCTCTTATGACAGAATTAACGATAAAGGTTTTAACCCTAACGCCTTTATATTCACGTAAAATAACAATATCGTTTTCCTCAATTACAGGCATAAATACCGATACATCAATGCAAAGCTGACTATCTGACACAATGCAATCAAAATTTTTAGTTGTTAGATCATGATATCTAGTCATCCCACACACTCCGATAATGTTTCTGTTCCATCTCGAAAACTTCCTGACAGGAAACACAACGGGTAACACCCATGACTTTCATCCGTCGCTCTGATGAGATTAATTCCCCACAATCTTCACATTCAAACGTAGAAACACTCACAGGGCGGTTTATATGCCTTAATATTTTGCGTTCCAGTGTTTCCTCTGCATGTTGACAAGCTTGGTCGATAACATCAGACATAGTGCCACTCCTGGGCCTGACGCTCGACGTTCTCAGATTCACGTTGCAAAAGCGCTGCACTGGCCGCATGATCCATTTTATTTTTCAAAACATGAACGGACAGTTTTGCTAAACGGAATGAAAATAAATCTGCATAATGTTTACGTTCATCCTCCCGCACCTTTTTTATTAACTGCTCAATACCTGTAGCTTTCATTTATTAATTTCCTTGTTTTTGGTAATAAAAATCCCTGACGTGTTAGCGCCATTAAAATTAGAACGATAGTTATTTTTATTTAGTTCGGCAACGATAAATTATTGGGTAATAATACACTCGTTGCCTTGATAATATTTATTGCTCGTATCAGACTAATCATTTCTTCACGAGTTAATTCATTCAATGCCAGTTCATGCCTATTGGTTGGTATACGTGCTATGTAGAAAATGGCAGCTAACACGCGTTTATTATCCACATAGTTTTCGCTACGTTTATCTCTCATCTCATTAATAAAGACACTTAACTCTTTATTATCAGATTTGAAATATTGTGCCCTGACTTGAGCAACTTTATTTAATCCATTAACCCGCGTTTCAAAAGATATTGAGAATGCACGTTGTTCGCTTGATTCAAATTGATATTCCGTGTTCATGTAAACCTCATCGAATCAGGAACAGAATAAAATAAGCAAAAGCACATAGAACGATTGGATAGATAAACCTATCTTTTTGGGGTTTAAATGATTCACCAGTCAATTTATATTGGTGTTCTTGTTGCTTTAATGCGTTCATGCTGACCTCACACTAACAATGCTCCAATACCTGCAACAACATCAACCACCGAACTAGACGCAGGCATTAGAATGCAATCTTGATGAAATGGTAATACCCACTAAAGTTAATAATCTGATCGCATTATTAACCGTCCTCTTAAACTCAGCCACACGGGTATGATTGAAATGACCTCCCGAAACAACAGCACTTGCCAGTTTTCCCACTTCTGCCGTTACACCTAACAAATAATTCGACATGTTGGAATCACAAATCTCATTCACCGGTACCGATGGCTGACACCGCAACTGCTCCAGTAATCCATCCAAAATAGATGCGTCTTGCGTTACATCGGTTAACTTCATTAAGTCAACACAAGTCAGTATGTGAGGCTGTTCAGGATTTAGCTTGTTACGCAGCATTTGCGGATTCATTCGGATAGCTCCCGAAATTTGAGCTAAGTTGCCCCTATGAACGTTGGCGAATGCCCGGCAAGCATGATCAAAGTGTGCTTGTTTGGAAACTTGATAATCAAACATTGCTGTTTTTCTCCAAAAGCGAAATGCTTTACTCGTATTGCGTGTTAAGTGAAATTTGGACACTAGTTGCGCTTAATGCTTCAACTGCCAGAGCCATCATATTGATAAGCACTTTACCGCGTTTCTTATCAATGGATTTTTCACGAACGGGTAAGCGACCATCTCTAACCATGTCGCGGGCAGTCGATATAGACATGGCATGACGGCGGCAATATTCTTCAATTGGAAGGAATGGCTCAGTGACAGTGATTGTAAAGATAGGTCTCATGGGGCAAAATCCTCTTTTAGCTTTAGTCTTATCAATATTCGTTTATATTCGTTCATATTCACTATAACCTACAAAGTGAATTATGCATTCGCTTAAAGACAAAAATCAAGAGGATTTTTAGCTTGAATCTACAAATAGATTTAACCAAAGGCGGCGACAAGGTTCTTGACCGTATCATTGAGGCTTATGGGTTCTCTACAAAAATAGCCCTAGCAGAACATTTCGGTATCGCCAGTAGTAGCTTAGCAATGCGTTATAAACGCGGATTTTTCCCCTCAGATATCGTTGTTCAATGCATGGCTGAGACTGGCGCAACTTTAGAATGGTTAGCTACTGGTCAAGGAAGAAAATTTAATGATGAAGAAATCGACATGCTAAAATTACCTAATAATAAGCTGATTGATGGAAAACTCTATCAATCAGGCTATGTCATGTTCGATAAGGTGATGTTTACTGCTGGTATTCCCTTTCCTTCTGATCCTTTCTGTGTTCTGGATTCCAAAACTTACTACATCATTGATCGTGGGTTTGCAGATGTTTATGATGGCAAATGGTTGATTAAGATTAAAAACAAAATCAGTATTCGCGAGTTAACCCGTATCCCTGTTAGACGTGTCCGAGTTTCCGGTGTTGGAATGGCATTTGATTGTGATTTAGATGAGATCAATGTACTAGGGAGAGTTGTTAAGAAAATAAAGGATTATTAAAATGAAAATTATAATCACAACAATAAAAATTGTTTCACTTACCTTCTTAGTGCTGTTTTTTATTTCTGGATTAGGTTTCCGTTTCGATACCGAACCTAAAAATAAGAGTGTCGTCAAAGCCATGCTGTTTATTTCCGGCTCGGTTCTTTGCTTTTTATTTTATCGTTGGATTTATCTACCACGCAAGGGTAAAAAGGAGAAAGAAGAAAAAAGTAATAACCTATCTATAAGAGAACGATGGTCCCTTATAAAAAATAAATTTTCTGCTGAATATGAGAAAGCAAAGAAAGAATCAAACGAGCGCGAACCAACTAAACGCAATTCAAACTCCGACGCTGAGCCAAGTCTTTACAGCACGTCAAATGGTGAAGCCATTATCTGGGAAGGTACATCCAAGCCTGATTGGTTAACTAATGTGGTCGGTATCGATAGCTATGGCAATAAATAAGCAACCAAATGGCAAATGGCTAGTTGAGCTTTACCCCAACGGCAGGAACGGGCGAAGAATCCGTAAACAGTTCACGACCAAAGGTGAGGCGCTCTCTTATGAGCGCCATATATTAGATGAAACTGTAGACAAGCCTTGGCTCGGAGAAAAGCAAGATAAACGTCTTCTTTCTGAGCTGGTTGATATCTGGTATCGAGCACATGGCATAACCCTAAGTGATGGCAAAAACCGCAAACAAAGAATGCTCTTTGCTTGTAAAGAAATGAGTAATCCCCTTGCAACCGAATTTGATACTAAGTTGTTTTCTGTTTACCGAGAGAAAAGGTTAAATGGGAATGCTAACAAATTAAAACCTGTCACTCCTAGTACCGTTAATAATGAATTAGCATATTTCCGTGCTATGTTTAATGAGTTATACAGGCTCGGAGAATGGAACAAAGAGAATCCATTGAAAAACATCAGAGCGTTCAATACTGATGAAACGGAAATGGCTTTTTTATCAAATCAACAAATTATTACCCTGCTGGATTTCTGCGCACAAAGCACAGCAAAAGATTTGTTGATTATCGTCAAAATTGCTCTATCTACAGGTGCAAGATGGTCTGAAGCTGCGGGATTAACTGGCTCACAAATCACGCCTTATAAGATAACGTTCACTCAGACTAAAGGGAAACGTAATCGTACTGTTCCGATAACTAAGGAGCTATACGATGAGATACCAAAGAGGAAAGGGAAATTGTTCAGCTCCTGCTATTCAGCTTTCCGTAGGGCTGTCAAACGAGCTGGTATAGAGTTACCATCTCACCAATCGTCCCATGTAATGCGCCACACATTCGCATCACATTTTATGATGAGCGGAGGCAATATCATTGTCCTGCAAAAAATACTGGGACATACCGACATCAAAATGACAATGCGGTACGCACATTTTGCACCTGACCATCTGAATGATGCCTTGATATACAACCCGTTATCGCAGTTAAAAAATGGCGACAAGGTGGCGGCAGAGAACTTAAAACCTCAGCGTTCATCAGCACTTGCCGTTTCATAA